AAAAAATTTGTTTCTGATAAAGTAAATTCGTATTCTTGATTATTTAAATTCTTATGGTAAAAATAACATACAACTTCATGGATCAAGAAACTAAGCAGGAAATTAAAAAAGTATTAAAAGAAAAATTCTTCTGTCCATCAAGATTTGCTCAAGAAATTGAGGCTGTCGTGGAGAGGGATGAAATATCTTATATCGATGCTATCATTTATTTCTGTGATAGAAATAAAATTGATTTGGAATCCGTTCCAAAACTTCTTTCAAAACCACTGAAAGAAAAGATAAAGTATGAGGCTATTCAATTAAATTTTCTTAAAAAAACTTCAAGAGCAAGATTAATATTTTGAATCTCAATCCCTTAGAATGCTATAGGACTTATATTGCGATTAAAAATCACTTTACACAAAAGAAATATGATTTTCACAAATATAATGGTAAGGTGAAAGCTTCTTTGCAGTCCTTTTATAAAAGAAAAGATAGGTTCTGGTTTGAAAAAATGTCCAGAACAAAAACCGAAGACGAAATTAAAAATTTTTTTGTTGCCAATTTTGCATCTTGTGATGATCCCCAAACCTTATGGATTGGGGAAATCATTAAGAATGGAGAGCAAAACTATAAGAACTGGCAAAAGAAACTTCAATCTTTAACCTACATCTTTAAAGAAGAATTGGATGTTATATTTTCCGGTGGTGATGTTGTTTCCAATTTTAAGGTAATCGGATCTAAACATCCACGTATAATAAAACTTTATCTATCAGGTAAAATTTCATTAGAAACACTTGTTATTTTGAACAAGATTTTGAATTATAAGTCAAATTATGATAAAAACCTTGTTGACCCAATATGGGAATTTACCTCTATGAAAATAGAAAAGTATTCTCCGTTCATACATATTGACATGGATAAGTATAAAAATATAATTAAGGAGTTTATTAAGTGAGTTTTTTTAATTCGGAAATTGTGCGGGCAGAGATGACCGAGATTACAATTCTCCAAGAAGATATCTATAAAAATATTTTTAAATTTCCAACAATGACTTTGGATGAAAAGAAGTTTCATGTTGGACTACTTGAAAAACTTCTTGAAAAGCAAAGAATTTTATATACCAGATTATCTCTTTCTGATGACCCAGAAGCGATTGAATTTAAGGAAAAAATTCAACAGCAAGCAGTCATGATGGGAATGCAGGAAAATATAGATATTGGTGTGATTTTTAATAATATGGAATCCATGGTTAAACTCATGAAAGATGTTCTAAACTAAAGAGGGCTTGACATCCCTTCTTGCCACTGGTAGGATAAAGTCGTCGTAAAGGCCAAATCTCAAACAATCCGTAAAACACATGTCTGATTTTTCTAAACTCAAAAAGCAATCTTCTCTTGGTTCTCTCACCGAAAAACTGGTGAAAGAAGTCGAAAAACTGAATAGTGGAAATGGTACTGATGATCGTCTCTGGAAACCTGCAATGGGTAAGGACGGTGTTGGTTCTGCCGTTATCCGATTCCTGCCTGCCCCTCCCGACGAAGATCTCCCTTGGGTGAAGATGTACTCTCATGGATTCCAAGGTCCTGGTGGATGGTACATCGAAAATTCTCTCACCACAATTAGCAAAGAAGATCCCGTTGCAAAACTGAATCGTAGTCTTTGGAATACTGGTGATCCTAAAGATCAGGAAACAGTTCGTAAGCAAAAGCGTAAACTGTCCTACTACAGCAACATCTATGTTGTAAAGGATCCCGCAAATCCCCAAAACGAAGGTAAAGTATTTCTCTTCAAATATGGTAAAAAAATCTTTGATAAGATCCTGAATGCCATGCAACCAGAGTTTGAAGATGAAGAACCAATCAATCCTTTTGATTTCTGGGGTGGAGCAAACTTCCGTCTGAAGATTCGTAAGGTTGAAGGTTACTGGAACTACGATAAGTCCGAGTTTGATTCAGCTGGTCCTCTTCTTGATGATGATGATGCAATGGAAGCAATCTGGAAGAAGGAGTATTCTCTCTCTGCTATTCTTGCTCCCGATCAGTTCAAGTCCTATGAAGAACTTGAGAAGCGCATGAATTATGTTCTTGGTATCAATCGTGTTGCTCCCAAGTCATCGACTCATGATGAAGAAGAAGAGTATGAATCTTATGCTCCTAAGAAAACCAGTGAAGAAGATGTTCTGAAAGAACTTGAAAATTCTTACAAGAAGAGTAAGGATGTCTCTAAATCATCTTACGTTGAAGACGATGATGATGCTAAAGACTATATGAAAGAATTTCAAAACCTCCTTGGGGATGACTAATTCGTAAAGTCACTTGCTTTTATAAGGGTTCTGGACACATATTGTTCAGAACCTTTTTTGTACTCCATAAGATCTCTTATATCATTAAATATCGAATTTAGATATTTTGGTTTGATGAGATATATTTGTCTTTTTTCTTCTTCTAAATTTAATTCATATTCATAGTTAGTTATTGGCTTCAGAACATCTTTATATGTGATTTCAGAAGAAAATCCATTATCAAAAAATCTTAACTTATAAGGAACTAACTTTAAGTAATTTGGGTTTTCAACAACGTTTCCATTATTATCTACTATTGTTTTTTCCCATTCTATTACTTGACTTTCTAAAATTAAACCTTCTGGAATTATGATAGTTCCCTGAGAATCTTTTATCTCATAAGTCTCATAATGATGCACCTTATATAAGTTTTCTACAGACTCATATTTGTCCAATAAGTAGTTTTCAAAATGCGTCTGAGTTAAAGGCCATTCTGAATATACATCAATAATGTTATTTGATAATAAAACTACCCAATCCAAAGTTGAATCTTTGTATACTTTGTATGCAACATTATCCGGCCTATCATCACCCTCTACAACGTACTTATCGTAGAATGTGATGTTTGAAAATTGATTTTCAGTTAAAACTATTCTTTTGAAGAAATTTTTTACAGTTATATAATCAATAGAACTATTTTTTTCCTTAGTCCTGTTTACGTACTGGAAGTCTGGTATTTCTCTGAAGTATGGTTTTGTCATATTAATATCCTATTGAATGTTTTGATCCAACTGCGTCTTGGAAATAATCGGTATCGTAAATTGGTTCAATTTCTTGGAATGTTAAATTGATAGTATATTTGACCATAGTTCCATCACCATCATTATATGTTGCGTATTGTCCAAGAGGAGAATAGTCAACGTTCATTGATTGAAGAGCACATGCCTTTGTAGTTCCATCAACTTGTGGGCTAATTAAGTTTATTGATGGGTGTACTCCAAGTCCTCCTCCAAGATTTGAACTTGCTCCTTTTTGATATTGGATTGTAAATACATGGGGTGCTTTTAAGAAAATTGAAGCTTCTTTTCTTACTGCCATGTGCCGTTTAAAATATTTTATGATAAATTTAATTGCAGTTGCTTCTCCAGAACTTCTTGCACTTAAATCAAATTGGAATGTGAATGGTCTGAGTTGTGGACCTTCAAATAGCAATTCAAGGTTGGGATTTAATACCTTTGTTTGCGTTCTTGCAAGAATGTTATTAATACCTGCTGCTTGCCCTGCAAGCATTTGAGTTATTTCTCCCTTATATTTTATAGATGATCCTGCTATATCCTCAGCAGCTTTTTCAATCATTTGTCCTGGTCCTGCAGTCATTCCGGTCATTGCAGCATTGTATTTGAATGCTTCAATAGCATCCATCTTACCTTCACCCCATGAAACAAGAGTTTGATCTTGTATTGGACCTTGGGTTGCAATGTAAATTGAACTATCTACTTTTTTATAACTAACCTTTGGAGCAGAGAATGAATCAATATCTCCAGAAGCAAATCCACCCTTTTCAATTTCAACCGCAGTAAATTTTATTCTGTCTTGACCAGATGGCATGTCTAATGGATATTTTAATATCCCTAAAGAAAATACTTTTGCAATTTCACCGACACCTACATCCGTTGCTTTATACCCACTTGAATCAAATGCAGTTTGCTCTGCAACTTTATCTGCAGCTAAAGATTTATATGCTTCACTTTGAGATAAGTCAGACTTAACTTGATCTGTTGCTACCGCATTTGTCAATGTATAAGTTTCAGACTTTGCATTTTTTAAAAGAGAGTCTTTTTCTGATTGAGATAATGCATTAAATTTGTCGGAATCTCCAACACCTAAGATTCCTCGATTTACTTCTGCATTTGCTTGAGATGGATTTTGTGAAAAAGCTTTATTTCCCTGAGAGTCAAAAACTTCATAAGTGCCACTTCCATTTGTCTGTACTTTAAAAGTTTCTTTCCCAACTGTTATTGTTGATGTATAATTATTTCCTTGTTGGGTCCACCCGGTCGGTACAGCCATTGGATAAAGTAGTTTTTTTACTATTTATAGATCCAAATCATCTTCTGTGATTATTTTAAAGTTTAATAATTTACTCTCACAAAAATCTTTTGCTGCTCTCCACTTTGCTTTATTTTTTTCGTAAGTTAAAACTTCATTGATATACGTTTTATTTTTCTTTCTTACTGTCTTCTTTGGATCAATTGTTTGTTTTTTTGGTTTAATTTCAATAACGTATCTTTTTATAGTTCCATCAAATTCTTTAACTTTCATATAAAAATCTGGAAAATATCTCCTTACTCTTTCGGTTGTGGGATCATAGTATGGAATAAAGAATTCTTCACTTCCCCACTCAAGAACATTTTCTTTTCTGTCACACCACTTCATGAACTTCAGTTCCCAAGAAGATCGATATATTATATTCTTTACGTCACCAGTATATTTTTCGGGATTTCTTGGATTGAATCTTCCCTGGTGATATTTATTTTCTCGTTCTCGCATACATAATATATAAGCTTTTTTCTGTATTTATAAATGGGATCTCCAGTACCAAAGCCCAAATTTATGAGTCAGGTGAAATCAAATCTGCTTAAACCTGCATTAACTTCACACTTTCAATGTTGGTTTAATCCAAGTTCTGCTGCAAGAGCTTGGATAAATTCCAATGGATTTAACTACACTGGGAATGCCGAGTTTGTATCTTTATCATGCTGTGATGCGTCACTCCCCGGATCAAGTTTCGTCACAAATGAAATAACAAGTGACTATCACGGAGTTACTGAAAAGCATGTTTATAGAAGACAATTTGATGATAGAGCAGATTTTACTTTTTATGTAGATCATAATGGATCGGAGGATGGTAAAAAAAGTCATGACATTATTTGGTTTTTTGAAAACTGGATAAGTTTTATTGTTGATGAGTCTCAAGGAGCAAGAGGAGGAAAACCAGGATCAACAAGTTATAACTATTTTTATAGAGCAAGATTTCCGTCTGAGTATCAAACAAATATTTTTATTAATAAATTTGAACGTGACTATAAAGGAACTTATTTGGAATATGTTTTCTTGCAGGCATATCCATTATCCATTAGTGCAATGCCGGTTTCTTATGAATCCTCTCAGTTATTAAAATGCACGGTCTCTTTTTCATATACAAGATATCTCATAAACAGAAAAAATTATAAATAAGTCGATAAATAAAGTAAGAAAGTGAATAAAGATTATGCCTTTACCTACAATTAGTACACCAACTTATGAATTGGTACTACCTTCAACTGAACAAAAAATCAAGTACAGACCATTTTTAGTAAGAGAAGAAAAATTATTAGTATTAGCTTTAGAGACTGAAGATACTAAAGAGATTACTAATTCAATTAAGCAAGTAATTAAAAACTGTGTCCAAACTAAAAATGTCAAAATTGAATCTCTTCCAACGTTTGACATTGAATATCTTTTCTTAAATATCAGAGGAAAATCCGTTGGTGAGGAAGTTGAGGTTAATATAATCTGTCCAGATGATGGAGAAACACAAGTTCCTGTTACAATTCCTTTGGATGAGATTAACGTTGTTCGTGATGAAAAGCATACTAAACAAATTAAGTTAGATAATTCTCTGACGATGGACATGAAATATCCATCATTAGAACAATTCATTAAAAATAATTTTGATACCAATCAAGGAAACGTAAGTAACATTGATCAATCCTTTGATTTAATTGTTGAGTGTATTGATAAAATTTATTCAGATGAAGAAGTTTGGGCATCTGAAGATGTGACCAAAAAAGAACTGAAGGAATTTTTGGAGCAAATGAACTCAACTCAATTTAGAGAAATTGAAAAGTTCTTTAGTACGATGCCAAAACTTTCTTACACAGTCAAAGTAACAAACCCAAATACTAAAGTTGAAAGTGAAGTTGTTCTTGAAGGTCTTGCAAGTTTTTTCGGGTAGCCATGTCCCACATGGATCTTGAAAACTATTTCCGTTTAAATTTTGCTTTGATGCAATACCATAAATATTCTTTGACGGAAATAGAAAATATGATGCCATGGGAAAGAGACATTTATGTAATGTTATTACAACAGCATCTTGAAGAAGAAGAATTAAAACGTAAGCAAGCAGAATCTAATGCCAGATAACAATGTTATCAATAAGCAAATCGTTGATTTACTAAATCTTCAAGATGATTATGAAATTTCTTACGAGGATTATTTTCGTGCGCTAAGAGAGGCAGCAATTGCTGCCAGAATGGTGAATTCAAAGTATTCTTTTGACGAAGCAGACTTAATAACAGTAGAATTAACAAGAGTAAAGAAGTTAGATAAAAATACAGTATTCGTAACTTCGCCGGATGGTTTAAAGGAAAAAACTAAAAAACCAGAAGCTAAATCAAAGACAGTAAATGTAAATAATTTTCTTAATAAGAAATTACCATCTTCAGATCCGGTCAATAATAAAATTAATAAAAAAGCTTTACTGCCAAAGAAAGAAGCAGATCAAAGTTATAAAAAAGCTTCTAAACCTCCTGAAGAAGTTAATACTCAAAAAACACAAAAGGATAATGAAGGTATTTTATCGATACTCAAAAATATTGATAAAACTTTAGAATCAATTTTAACAACTTTAATTAATTTAAATAAGTCCCAACAAAAATCACTTGAGAGGGATAGACTTGGTGCGGAAAGAGGTCGTCGTGAAAAGGGTGAGTCTAAATTAGAGGCTGGTGGTGGACTAAAAAAAATTACAGACTTGGGAAAAAAGGCTTTAAGACCTTTGCAAAGTGTTTTTGATGGTTTGATTGACTTCTTGAAGAAGGTCATTCTTGGAAGAATTTTTAATATGTTTGTGGATTGGTTGAAGGATCCAAATAACAAAAAAACTTTTGATACCATTGTAAAATTTGTTGCGGACCATTGGCCTTTATTCCTTGGTGCATTTGTTTTATTTGGAACCTCTTTCGGAACTTTTATAAGATGGTTTATAGGAACTGCAGCTAGATTCTCACTTTCATTTTTAAAAGTAATCCCACAACTAATTTCTGCAATTGCAAAAACAAAATTAGGTCTAGCGGGACTTGTCGGTGCGGGATTATTTGCAGCTGGTGCTATAATACCAAAATTATTTCCACAGACAGTTGATGCTGAAGAAAGAAAGACTGAGAAAGTTCCTGGGACTAAAAATGAAAAGGTAGAAAAATTAAAGGAGCAAAAGAAAAATTTAAATTGGTTTGATCAACTTAGAGGAGTTGGATCGGAAATTGATGAACAAATTCATTACTTGGAAACTGGAAAAACCAAGTCATATGCAGAAGGTGGAACGTTAGAGTCTGATACAAAAAAATCACCAAATATTGCTGATAAATTAAAAGGAATTTTTGGAAATGCAAAACAAAATGTATTTGATTCTATTTCAAATAAGGATAAAAATGAAAAGGGATCAAAATTAACTGCAAATAATTTTACTCCAAAATCTAATGTTGGATTGCCAATATCCGGTGCTGGTAGAGATAATACTTTATTGAGTGCATCTCCTGGAGATGCTGTTTTAACATCCGATGACATTAAGGATATTAAAAATAAATATGGAATTAATATTTCCAAAAATATTGGTAAGGGAAATTCTCCAACAAATTACGGAACTAATCAAGTAGCCGTAAACACAAATGAATCTATATTAAGTTTAAATGACCAAAAAGATCTTTATAGCAAATATGGAATCAATATTCCAGAATATCTTCAAGGTAGAAAACCAAAGACAGTTAAATCATCAAATATAAAAGTTAATAATGGATATTCTTCTGGTGGTGTTATTGGTCAATATCAGTCTGGTGGAATAGTTCAAAACACTGCCTTCAACCCAATAGCATTTAATTCTTCACCATTAACATCCACACCATCCACACCATTCCCATCAACTCCATTAAACCTCAGTGGATTAAATAGTGCTTCCATAAGTAAACCAGTTAATTTTAAAATTGATGGAAAACAGGATTCGCCATCAAAATTTGATTTTAAAACTGAGTATTATAAAGTAGTTAATATACTTGATTCAATAACTTCAAAAGATAAAAAATCTGCAATGCAAAAGCAAGCAGATGAAATTCGTGAAATGAGAGAAAGGTCTTTACAAAGACAAGGAAAATCCGTAGAAAAAAAAGATTCGCAGAATTATTTTCAAACTGCATTTTCACCTTTCCTCAATTCAGTTAATTCTGCATTTTCTTCTGTGTGGAATTTTCTTGGAAATCGTGAGGAAGAAAAAACCAATGCACCAGAAGGTTTAAATAATACTTCTTTAGATCCCAAAGTTATTGATCATATTGTAAATATTTGCGTTAAAAGAGTTTCTGATATAATAAGGTACAATGTTAATCCTGCTGCTCAACAGGAGGGATCTCCAGCTCCATCTCCGGTTGGAGATATTGGAGATAGTAGACCAACAACTCAAGCAACTCAAGCAATTCAAGCAACTCCATCGGCATCTTTAGTATCAGTACCTGGACTGTCACAATCAGCACCTACCCCTACAGCATCTCCAGCAGTGACAACTCCCTCGTCTGGAGGATATAATTTATTTGGTGGGGACAAACCAAAACCAGATGCTGCACATAAAAGTTCTGGTGTTGGAACATCAGCAGCTAAAATTCTGCAAGGAGCAAAATCTATAGTTGGTATGGGAAGAGGATCTGGTAATAAATGTGCAGATACTACAAGGGCTGCATTGAAAGCTGCTGGACATCCTGCAGCAAATAAAAGAACAAAAATAGGGGATCTTGATACTCCAAAAGGAACTGCATATAATGGCGCATCCTTTGCGGCATCATTTGGTGGATCTGACATGGGGCAAATAATAACCCAAAAATCTCAAATTAAGGCTGGTGATCTTGTTCTTTGGAAACAAACTTCTTCTGGTGGGAAGTATAATAAGGGTGCTATTACTCACGTAGGTATTGCTGCTGATGATGGATTAAAAAATCAATACGATCACAATACCTCAAGAGGGTTTCATTATAGACCTCATTGGGATTCTGC